TCAAGTCAAAATTTCTTTAAAGACATGACAGATGTCAATACAAGAGAAGGATTATATGGCCAACAAATGGGAGAGATTGAAACGAATCTTACACCATTCATTAGATTTGATGGAAGCGAACCAGAGGCAGAAATAATAGACGGAGATTTATGGTTGACAGAGGATAATTATCATAAAAACTTACAGGATAAATTGAGAGATATGGTGAAACCCTAATGTACACACGCACATGTAGGGCTGTACACTTAGAGTTAATTTTAAAAAATAGTATTGTTATAAATAGTTGGATGATAATAATAAAACTTGTGTCATTCATAAGATAATATAACCGAGGAGAAAAAACATGGCATTTCAGCTATCACCAGGCGTTGTCGTAACTGAAACAGACCTTACTAGTGTTGTCCCTGCAGTAGCATCTACCACAGCTGCTTTTGTAGGAAACTTCCAATGGGGTCCAGCAGGCGAGATCGTAACAATAAGTTCAGAGAATAATCTTATTGAAAGATTTTTCGAGCCTAACGATGATACAGCAGTAGACTTTTTTACTGCAGCTTCATTTTTGGCATATGGAAACAATCTGAAATTAGTCAGAGCCGTAGATGATACAACAGCAACAAACGCTGTAGCATCAGGAACAGCAGTCTTAATCAAAAATGAAGAAGACTATGTTCAAAATCACAGAGACGGATCTGGATCTAATGGTATGTGGGCAGCAAGGTGTCCAGGAGCTTTAGGAAACTCTCTTAAAGTATCTTTTGCGGATTCCAGTAATTTTGATAGCAACTCAGTAGCTTCAAGCACAGTAACAGCAGGCGGATCTAGTTATAGTTCTGTTCCTACTGTAACATTTAGTGCACCACCAGCAGGCGGAGTAACTGCTACTGGTACAGCAACAGTTGCATCTAGTGCAGTAACAGCAATAACAATTACTAATCCGGGAAATGGATATACTAGCGCACCAACAATTACAATTAGTGGCGGAGGCGGTACAGGAGCAACAGCGACTGCAACCCTAGCTACTGATTGGCAATATAAAGATAAATTTGACTCAGCACCTTTAACATCTACTAGAGTTTTAACTTTAGCAGGATCAAACGATGAATTTCATATCATTGTTATTGACGAAGATGGTTCCTTTACAGGAACAATAGGAACAGTTCTTGAAACATTCCCAGGAGTTTCTAAAGCTTCTGATGCTAAAGGACTAGAAGGCGGTTCAATATATTACAGAGATGTAATTGAATCACAGTCAAAATACATTTACTTTACAGACCATCCAGCAGGTGAAACCACCTGGGGAACTAGTGGAGTAGGTAAAACATTTACATCAGGATTTACAGCAGCAGAAAGCACTGTAAGTTTAACAGGCGGTGTGTCTGATGGACCTGATAGTGGAGATCTACAAGCCGGATATGCACTATTTGCAGATTCAGAAAGCGCAGATATTTCACTTGTATTAACAGGTGGACATAGCACAACAGACGGAAAATGGGTAACAGACAATATTTCTAAAGCAAGAAAAGATTGTTTAACATTCTTAAGTCCGCAACTAACAGACGTCGTTAACAACGCTGGTTCAGAAGTATCAGCAATGAAAACTACTAAGGCATCACTTACACCTACTTCTTACGCTGTAATGGACGGCAACTGGAAATATATGTACGATAGGTACAATGATGTTTACAGATGGATTCCTTTAAACGGCGATGTAGCAGGTCTATGTGTTGAAACAGACAATACTACAGATCCTTGGTATTCACCAGCAGGATTTAATAGAGGTCAAGTTAAAAACGCAGTTAAACTAGCATTTAATCCAACTAAAGCAAACAGAGACGACATGTACGCAGCAGGTATTAACCCTGTTGTTAATAGTGCAGGTAACGGTATTGTATTGTTTGGGGATAAAACAATGGTAAATGCACCAACAGCATTTAATAGAATTAATGTTAGAAGGTTATTCATTGTTATTGAAAAAGCAATTGCTATAGCAGCTAAATTTCAACTATTTGAATTTAACGATTCATTTACAAGAGCTCAATTTACATCACTACTTACACCATTCTTAAGAGATGTCCAAGGCCGTAGAGGAATTTACGACTTTAAAGTAATTTGTAACACATCAAACAATACCTCACAGGTAATTGATGCTAACGAATTTGTAGCGGACATATTCATTAAGCCAGCAAAATCAATTAACTTTATACAGTTAAACTTTATTGCTACCAGAACTGGTGTGTCTTTTGATGAGATTGGTGGTTAACAATTATAAATAAGTTTATTAGGAGAAAAAACAATGGATATACAACTATTTAAATCAAGACTTGGGGCTGGCGGAGCTAGACCTAATCAGTTCTTGGTAGAGTTGGCATTCCCTGCTTATGTAGGATCGCCAGACTTGACTGCTAGTGTTCTTGTAACAGGAGCTGCTATGCCAGCTTCAACTGTTAATCCAGCTATAATTCAATACAGAGGTAGGGAAGTTAAATTGGCAGGCGAAAGGATATTTGATCCTTGGACAATAACTATTGCCAATGATACAGCTCAATCGTTGAGACAACCTTTTGAAGAATGGTTAGATGGTATGAACAACAGAGGTGATAACTCAGCAATAGCGTTACGACCTAGCGATTACCAAACAGACATTACAGTCACACACTTAGATAGAAACGATAACGCGTTACCTGGTGGCATTATAACTTTACAAGATGCTTTTCCAATTAACATGTCAGAAATTGCATTACAATATGCACAGAACGACATAATTGAAGAGTTTACAGTTACATTCCAATACCAGTCATACGGCGTTGAAAACTAAGAACCCTTAATGGGAACGGATAAATAATTATGGATATATTTGGATTTGAGATAAAAAGGAAAGGGACGCCCGAAGGTGAAAAATCCTTCGTGGCGCCATCCGAAGACGGTGCAATAGAGTCAATTCGAGCGGGTGGGTATTACGGTACCTACATGGACTTAGAAGGAGTCGCACAAACAGACGCAGAGTTGGTTAAAAGGTATCGAGATATTGCCATGATGGCAGATGTTGATACAGCAGTAGAGGACATTATAAACGAATCTATTGCTCAATTGGAGAATGAATCTCCCGTCGAACTTAACTTAGACGATGTTCAACTATCGTCTTCAGTTAGGAAATCAATCCATAGAGAGTTTGAAGAAATAAAAAATCTATTAGATTTTAAAGCTCAAGCTCAAGATTATTTTAGACGATGGTATATAGACGGCAAGATCTTTTTCCATAAGGTTATAGATCTTGACAATCCTAAACAAGGGATCAAAGATATTAGATATATTGACCCTAGAAAAATTAGGAAGGTGCGAGAAATTAAGAAGGAAAAGAATCCTTCAGGCGTACAATTTGTTAAAGATGTAGAAGAGTTCTTTATCTATAATGACAAAGGAGTTACATCTAAACCAGGACAATATATAGCTCCTGAGAACCAACAAGGTTTAAAAATAACAAAAGACGCTATAGCATATGCACCAAGTGGTTTGGTAGATAGCGATAAGAACATTTCATTATCGTATTTACATAAGGCTATTAGGCCTGCAAACCAACTTCGTATGATGGAGAACGCAGTAGTAATTTATAGAATTACAAGAGCTCCAGAACGAAGAATATTTTATGTAGATGTTGGTAACTTGCCGAAGATGAAGGCAGAACAATATCTAAAAGACATCATGGATCGTTATAGAAACAAGTTAGTATATGATGCTAACACAGGTGAGATCCGAGATGATAAGAAGTTCATGTCTATGTTGGAAGACTTTTGGTTACCCAGAAGAGAAGGCGGAACAGGTACAAGTATTGATACATTGCCAGCAGGTCAAAACCTAGGGCAGATAGAAGATGTAGAATACTTTCAAAGGAAGTTATATCAGTCCTTGAATATACCTGTATCGAGATTAGAACAACAGGCTGGACTAAATTTTGGTAGAGCAGCTGAGATAAATCGAGACGAGATGAAGTTTACAAAATTCATCATCAAGTTAAGAAGAAAGTTCTCGGTAATGTTAAGCGATCTTTTGAAGACGCAGCTCTTACTAAAAGGTGTTTTAACTGAAGACGATTGGCAAGGTATTAAAGACGATATAGAATTTGAATTTGCCACAGATGCTTACTACACAGAGTCTAAGGAACAAGAAATTCTTAGAAGTAGAGTAGAAGTGTTAAATGGTCTTGCAGCTTATATAGGAACATTTTTCAGTAAGCGTTACATACAGAAGAATGTGTTAATGTTAACAGATGAGGAGATTGATACAATAGAAACTGAGATTATGGCAGAGCCACAATACAGTAGACAATATCAATGGAGTCCTCTCCAACAGGTACAGGGAGATCAACCAGCACCTGAAGGTAATATAAGTAATGAGGTACCAGGCGAAGG